TGCAGATGCCGCATCAACCCATGCAGATGCCGCACTGGTACCCATGCAAATGCCGCACCAACCCATGCAGATGCCGCACACTAACCACCATGAACCACCAGTTGAACCATCAATAACCACCAAAGCGCGTGCGAAGCGGTCTGCTTCGGAATTGCCAGATGGCTTCGCGGAGTTTTGGGCGCAGTACCCGAAGAAGGAAGCCAAGGCGGTTGCCGCAGCTTCGTGGCTGGAAAAGCGATTGCACGAAGACTTGCCGCTGCGGGAGCGTGCGATGGCAGCACTCGCCGTTCAGCGAACACGCCCGCGGTGGACGAAAGACGATGGGACATACGTGCCCAACCCCGGGACCTGGCTGAACCAGGAGCGTTGGACCGACGAGGTCGGCACCGCGCAAACTGGCGCAGCGACAGGGCATGCAGTGGGCAGCGATGCCTACCTGCTGGCGAACCGGGATGCGCCTTGGTGGCGGGACGCGGGTTTTGAGAACGTCTGGGAAGCCTCGAACGCTCGCTGCTGGCACACAAATGCCGGGAAATTCCGTGATGGCCAGCGCGTCCCCGATGACGAGGGGGTGAACGCGTGAACGCCAAAGACATCAGCGAGGCGCTCGCCAAAGACGCGACCAGCATTGCCGCCTATCTGCTGCGCGAAGGCAAGCGGGTCGGTCGCGAGTGGAAAGCCGGCAGCATCAACGGTGAGCCGGGAGACAGTCTGTCCGTTTGCCTCGGCGGGGCGAAGGCCGGGGTCTGGTGCGATTTCGCCACCGGCGCGGCAGGCGATTTATTGGATCTGTGGATGGAAGTGCGCGGCTGCACGCTTGTGCAGGCGATGGACGAAGCCAAAAATCGGCTCGGCATCCGGGACACGATGCCGGAGCGGCCGAAGAAGAGCTATACCTTGCCGGAAAAGCCGAGAGGCAAGTTGGCGACGGCTGGGCAGGGGAGGGCGCTGCAATGGCTGACCTCACGCGGCCTAAAGCCCGAAACCATCGACGCGTTCAAGGTGGTGGAACAGGTGCGTGGCGAGTCGGTCTTTGCCGTGTTCCCGTATTTCAGCGAGGAGGGGGAGTACCTCAACGGCAAGTCGCGCAACATCGACAACAAAAAGGACATGCATCAGGAAGCGGGGGCGATGCCTTGCCTCTTTGGCTGGCACCTGATCGACCCGAAGGCGCGCACCATCGCGATTGCGGAGGGCGAGATTGATGCGATGACGCTGCATCAAGTTGGAATCCCCGCGCTCTCCGTCAATGCCGGTGCCGGCAATCACCAATGGATCGAAATCGACTGGGACCGCTTGGCCCGGTTCAGCGAGATCCTCATCTTCTTCGATTGCGACGAGGCAGGGGAGAAGGGAGCTTGCGAGGTGATCAGTCGCCTGGGGCCAGAGCGATGCAAGCGCGTGCGGCTGGAGAACGGGGCCAAAGACGCGAATGAATATCTGCTCGCGGGTGCAGAGTTGGTCGACTTTGACGCAATGGTGCAAGCGGCAAAGCCGCTGGACCCAGAGGAACTGCGCTCTGCGGCCGAGTATTTTGAGCAAGTCGTCGATCTGTTCTATCCGGACCCGAATGCTCCCAAAACCCCGGTTCTGCACATCGACAGGGACCTGGACTGGTTCCGGTTTCGCGGCGGAGAGGTCAGCGTCTGGACCGGGATCAACGGACACGGGAAAAGTTTGCTGTTGTCCCAGGTGCAGATAGGCCTGATGGCCCAAGGCGAGCGCTTCGTTGTGTTCTCCGGCGAATTGAAGCCCGCCAATTTGCTTCAGCGTTCCGTGAAACAGGCCGCTGGCCTGGGCCGTCCGACCCGGGCTTACATCCATGCCATTGGCGAGTGGATGCGCGAGCGTTACTGGCTTTTTGACCTGCAAGGTTCGGCAAAGCTGGACCGGCTGCTTGAAGTGTTCACGTACGCCTTCCAGCGGTACGGGTGCACGCAGTTCGTCATCGACAGCTTGATGATGACCGACGTTCCGGAGGACGGACCCGGAAGCATGACGGCGCAGAAGGACGCAATGCGCAAGCTCACTGGATTCTCGAAGCGGTTTGATGTCCATGTGCACCTGGTGGCTCACCCTCGTAAGGCGCGCGATGAGTCGGCCGCACCCAACAAGATGGACGTGGCGGGCTCCGGAAAAATCACGGATGGGGCTGACAACGTGTTCTCAGTGTGGAGCGCCCAGAAGGACCAGTCGAAGGTTCCTGACGAAGCGGATGCTGGGCTGCCTGACGGCAAGCTTGAGCTGCAAAAGCAACGCAATGGTGATGTGCAGCGCTTCACGCAGCAGCTGTGGTTTGACGAACCTGCCAAGCAATACAGGACTCAGCGGCGGCGAGTGCCACTGTCCTTTGTCCAATTTTCCAATCAGGAGGCTCGACCGTGATTGTTGATGAATCCATCACCGTGCCCACCGTAAGCGAGCTTGCGGAAGTGGCGATGCGAGCTTGCCGATATTGGAAGGATGGAGCCGCAGCGGGGGCGGAGATGCACCGAGCTTGCTGGGAAGTGCCTGCCGATCAGCGGGCCGACTTGATTGAGCACTTTTTGGAGACCTACCCATGACCGAAGCCGTGATGCCCGACCCCGTGGTGCAGATGGACCGCCCCAAGCAAAAGGCCGAGCAACTGATCCTGACCTCGCAGGTCATTTGGGACGCCATCCTGGAGATGTATTCGCAGCAGCAGACCATCACAAGAGGCCGGCTGGCCCAGATCACCGGCTACAAGCTGGCGCTCGTGGATGACCATACCGCCCGTATGGTGGACAACGGGAAGCTGCGGCGGGTCGCCAGCGGCGTCTTCGAGCCCGAGCTGGAAATGCCGGAGCCGCGCGCCGTCTCGGTGACGCATCTGCAAAACGGCCTGTCGAAAATAGAAATCGGTGACGTCTGCCTGGAGCTGTGGCCCAGGGAGCGGCGCCTGCTGGCCAGTCTGCTGGTGGGCGACGCCGTGCAGTACAGCAACATCCAGGCCGGCCACGACGCCAACTTCGTGATGACGACCATCTACGAGGAGCTGAAGAAGCTCAAGCGGGATCTAGGAGGCTGAGATGGTGCAACGCTATCGATGGACCAAAGCTCGACTAACTTCGCCAGAAGCGGCGAAGGACATTGCCTGCCTGGGAACGATGCCAGACACGCATCTTGCAAAACTCTGGGGCGTCTCACGGGAGTGCGTATGCGCGCTGCGCCGGCGTTGCGGCATTCCGGTGTTCAGGGCGCCCGAGATTTGGACGGCAGAGAACCGCGCCCTTCTCGGGACGATGCCCGATACCCAACTTGCTGGCATCTTGGGCGTGACGGGCTGGCGGGTGAAGGATGCAAGGGACAGAGCAGGCATACCCGTCTTTGGTGGGTTTTGGAGTTCCGACTGGGTCGCCTTGCTGGGCACGGCGCCCGACACTGAAGTTGCCGCCCTGATCGGAAAGAGTCCAAAGGCTGTGTACAACGCAAGGAACTATCGCTCGATATCGCCGTTTCACAAGCCCGATCTGTGGACTCCAGAGCGAGTCGTCCAACTCGGCACGGCTTCGGATGTGGAGATCGGTCGGCGTTTGGGGAAAAGCAAGAACCAAGTGAAGCATGCGCGTACGAAACGCGGGATTCCAGGGTTCCGGGAGAAGAAGGGCTTCACACCCGAGCAGATCGCCCGACTTGGACAGGAACCGGATGGCAAGCTGGCGGCGGAGTGGGGAAGAACCACTGCAGCGGTGGTTGCTGTACGCGCACTCATGGGGATCGCCGCGTTCCAGACTCAGAAACACTGGACGCCGGAAGAACTGGCTTTGCTGGGGACCATGTCGGATGCCAAGGTAGCCAAGCGAGTGGGCCGAACACAGGAGGCAGTGAAAGCGGCCCGGTACGCCCATGGGATCAGGAAGACCGGCACTGCGCCCCATCCGCACCTGGACGATATCAAGCGCGAGTACCTGACCACCAACCACACGGCGAAGGAGATTGCCTCCAAGTACGGTGTGAACCCTGGTTTCGTGTACAGACGAGCGCGTGAGCGGGGATGGGTGCGACTGTTGGGAGCCCCCTTGTAGGGTTTCCATCCTGAAGGCATCCACGGAATCATTCCGTGGACATGGAAACCGGAAACCCCAAGAACCCAGAGGCAGCACCCAGCACCACCGCAGGTGGCACGCCTGCGCCCGGTAAGGCGATCAACTGGGCGGGCGTGAAGAAGGCCTTTTGCGGCAGCCATCAATCGACCCGGGAGATAGGCAGGACGTTCGGGCTCTCGCACACCATGGTGGCCAAGCATGCTGCGGCCAAAGGCTGGGTGCGGCCTGCCAAGGAGGAGAAGGCCAAGCCAGAGCCGAAGCCACGAGCACGGGCTGCCCGAGCACCTGCAGCTGCGCCTGCTCCAGTGGTGGCTCCTGGATTGGAGCCTCGCCAGCAGCGCTTCGTGGACGAGTACCTGGTGGACCTCAATGGCACCCAGGCATACATGCGCGCAGAGCCGGGGACGACCGAGAAGAGCGCCAGAACCCTAGCTTCCCGCATGTTGGCAAAGGTCAACGTACAGGAAAAGATAGCAGCCGAGCGAGCAAAGACGGCGGCAAAACTGGGTCTCACCCGTGAACGGGCTCTGGCTGAGTACGCCAAGCTGGCCTTCTTCGACATGCGCCAGGCGTACCACGAGAGCGGGGCGCTGAAGCTGCCTCATGAGCTGAACGAAGACACTGCTGCAGCGATCGCGGGGTATGAGACCGTGGAGATGGACGGCGGTGGCAAGGATGCCTCACCTTTGCAGGTGCGCAAGGTGAAGTGGGCCGACAAGCGTGCGGCGCTGGACAGCATCATGAAGGCCCAGGGCTGGAACAAGTCTGACGTGGGCACCGCCGATAACCCGCTGGTAATTCGGGACATGACCGATGCCGAGCGCGCCGTGCGAATCTCTGCCGCCCTGCAGGCTCACCCTGGCCTGGCTGCGTTGTTTGCCCAGTTCGTCCCCGGGGGTGCACGGCAATGAGCCAGGCTGTAGCAACCTCCGAGCAAATACTGGCCGCTCTCAAGGAAATGACGCCTGAGATGCGCGCGGCGGTGGACTCATTCCTCATGGTGGTCAATCCAGCTATCTGGGTTCCCCAGGCTGGGCCTCAGTCGGCGGCCTACCACTGCCAAGCCGACATCGTGTTCTACGGCGGATCAGCCGGTGGGGGCAAGACCGACCTGTTGCTGGGCCTGAGCCTGACCGAGCAGGAGAACAGCATCATCTTCCGGCGCGAGGCAGTACAGCTGATCGGCCTGGAAGAGCGCATGACCAAGATCCTGGGCACCCGCGATGGCTACAACGGGCAGGACCACCTGTGGCGCCTGCCGCAGAAGAAGGTGCTGGAACTGGGCAGCGTGCAAAAGCCCGAGGACTGGATGAAGTACCAGGGCCGGCCGCACGACTTCAAGGCTTTCGACGAGATCACCCACTTCACCGAGTTGCAGTTCCGCACGCTGATCGGCTGGATGCGCACCGACAACCCCAATGTTCGCCAGCGCGTGGTGGCTGCGGGCAACCCGCCCACCACGGCCGAGGGTGAGTGGGTCAAGCGATTCTGGGCCGCATGGCTGGACCCGCAGCACCCCAACCCTGCCAAGTCGGGCGAACTGCGCTGGTACGTGACGAACGAGCGCGGCGAGGACCAGGAGGTTCCGGACAGCACGCCGATCCTGGTGGGCAACGAGCTGATGCAGCCCAAGAGCCGCACCTTCATCCCCAGCTCGGTAGACGACAACCTGTTCCTGACCACCACAGGCTACAAGGCCACGCTGCAGGCCCTGCCCGAGCCCCTGCGCTCGCAGATGCTGCGCGGCGACTTCAATGCGGGCAGTGCGGATCCAGTGTGGCAGTTGATCCCGACCGACTGGGTGAAGGCTGCCCAGGCTCGCTGGAAGGACCGCGACGCCAAGGGCCTGATGACCGCCATGGGCTTTGACCCATCGCGCGGTGGCCAGGACAAGTCTTCGGCCGCCCGCCGGCATGGCCAGTGGTTCGACAAGATCATCACCGCCCCGGGCGCCGTCACGAAGGACGGGCCCACGGCTGCCGGGTTCGTGGTGCCGCTGATCCGTGATGGCGCCGTGGTGTGCATCGACTCCATCGGCATCGGCTCATCGGCGCTGGACTTCATCAAGGGTCTGGGCCTGCATGTGCACGCAGTGGTGGGCTCCGAGGGCAGCGCCCTCATGGACAAGGCTGGCCAACTGCACTTCCGTAACAAGCGGGCAGAGATGTACTGGTTGCTGCGGGAGGCACTGGACCCGACGAACCCAGACCCAATTGCGCTCCCGCCTGACCAGGAACTGCTGGGCGACCTCACCGCCCCCCGATACAAGGTCGTGACCATGGGGAAGGGCGCGGCCATCCAAATCAACAGCAAAGACGACATCCGCGAGGTGCTGGGCCGCAGCCCGGACAAAGGCGACTCCGTGGCCATGACTTTCGCGGCCGACATTCCCAAACCCGAGCCCAAGCCCCGGGCCAAGAGCTGGCGTGACCGCCTCGCAGTCTCTGGCTCCGACCACTGGGACCAAGCGACTGCATGACCATGAACGACACATCACCCACCAGCCTGGCGGACGGCGCAGCGCGCGAGAACTGGGCCCGCTACCTATACGGCAAGGACCGTGGCCATATTGACTACCTGCCACACGCAGCGCGCTGCGAGGACATGTACTTGGGCGGGGGGCGCCAGATCACACCAGAGCAGCGCGCTGCGTTGATCCAGGCCCGTCGGCCGGGCTATGAGTTCAACCAGATCAAGCCGAGCATCAATGCTGCCATCGGCTACCAGATCCACAACCGCATGGACATCGCGTTCAAGCCGCGTGGTGGGGACTCGGACCTGTTCAAGGCCACGATCCTGTCCAAGGTGACCATGCAGGTTGCAGACCTCTGCGCGCTGCACTGGCACGAGACACAGATGTTCAGCGACGGACTGATCCAGCAACGCGGCTACTACGACGTGCGGATGTCCTTCGACGAGAACATCAAGGGCGAGATCGTAGTGGGCACGCTGGACCCACTGGACGTGATCCCGGACCCAGACGCCAAGAGCTACGACCCTGACAAGTGGGGTGACGTGATCATCACCCGATGGCTAACGCTGGACGAGATCGAGCAGATCTACGGCAAGACGGCCAGGAAGCGCGCGGAGGGCAGCAACGACGCGGGCCACGACTTCGGAGACCTTGAAGACGGCGTGGAGCGGAACAAGTTCGCTACCCGGAAAGATTGGGGGTACACCGACGCATGCGACACCAAGGAAGACGGCCTTGAGCGCTACCGCGTCATCGACCGCCAGCGGTTTGTCTACGAGCTGACGCCTTGCCTTGTGTGGCCGGGTACGGGGGATGTGCAGGTGGAAGACACCATGGCCGCAGACTCTGTGGCTGACGCGCTGGGTAACGGTGCGGTTCGGGCAAAGCGCATGCGCCGCCGGGTGAAGTGGACGGTCACCACGTTCTCTGCCTCGCTTCACGACCACTACAGCCCCTACGAGCACTTTACTGTGGTGCCGTACTTCGCGTACTTCCGGCGCGGCAAGACGTGCGGGATGGTCGATGACGCCATTGGACCGCAGGAGGTTCTGAACAAGGCGGTGTCCCAGGTGGTGCACATCGTCAATTCCAGCGCGAACAGCGGCTGGGTGGTGGAGGAGAACTCCGTCACCAACATGACGATTCATGAGCTGGAGACACGGGGTGCCCAAAACGGCCTGGTGATCGAGTACAAAAAGGGAGCCAAACCTCCTCAAAAGATCCAGCCGAACCAGGTGCCCACCGGGGTGACGCACCTCATCGACCGCGCGGACAAGGCCCTCAAGGATGTGACGGTGCCCGAGGCCATGCGCGGCGTTCAGGGCCCGGAGACCTCCGGCATCGCCATTCAGGCCAAGCAGTTCGCCAGCCAGCAGCAGCTGTCCGTGCCCTTGGACAACCTGGCCTACACGCGCCAGCTGCTGGCCAAACGCATCTTGAAGCTGATCCAGCGGTACTACGACACGCACCGCATTTTCCGCATCACCGAGACGGACCCAATGACGGGCAAGCCGAAGGAAGAGCTCCTGGAGATCAACAAGTTTGATCCGGCCACCGGGGGCTACATCAACGATGTGACCATCGGCACCTATGACGTGGTGATCACCGAGCAGCCCATGCAGGTCACGTTCCAGAACAGCCAGTTCCAGCAGGCGCTGGAGATGCGCAAGGCCGGGGTGCGGATCAACGACGCAACGATGGTGCGGTATTCCAACCTGTCGGACAAGCAGGAGATTCTGGAGTCCCTGCCGGGCGACCAGCCGCCAGCTGATCCCACGTTGGAGGCGCGTGTCCAACTGCTCAACGCACAGACCCGGAAGACCGACGCCCAGGCCACCGATGTGAAGGTCAAGACCCAGTACAGCGGCGTGCAAACCGCACAGGTGGTGGCACAGATTCCTGCCACTGCCGCGCTTGCGGACGGCCTCCTCAAGTCTGCCGGATATGTGGACCAAGACGCGGCGCCCATCGTGCCCCAAGCGCCCGCCGGGTTACCCACGGTGGACCTGCCCAAGAACACCGACCCCATGAACCCCGCCAGCCCCGCCGTAGGCGCGAGCGATGGAATTGAAACCCTGGCCGCTGATGGCCTGCAACCCTGAAGGAGAACCACGAGATGACCACGCAAGACCAAGCACAAGCGCCAGGGACTACTGGCACCACCAACGAAGAAGAGGCGCTGGATCTGGGCAACGATGATCTGCCGAGCACCGGCACGAGCGAGACAGCTGCACCAGCGCCTGCGCCAGCACCCGCCGCTGCGCCAGCAGCTGCCAGCGATGCCGGCTCAGGG